CAGGAACCGATTTAGTCACAAAAAGCGCAGGTGGAAAAGGGTTTTCAACATATGTTTATCCAACAATAATTTTTTATGGATTGAAAGGCAATATTAAAAGTTGGAATAATGGAAGTCCTGGATGGTTGTGGCCTGGGACTCAAGCTGTTGGTAATAATGGTTTTCCAGATCCTACTACAAATCCAAGAGCATTTTTCCGTATTCAACAACCAACATTAATATCTGGATTATCAGCTTCACTAGGAAAAGGTCCAGGTTTAACAAATAGTGTTAATTTAACTATAGGATATACCCCATCATCAACAGGAATATATCAAACAAATATATTTACAATAAGCCTAACGGGAACAACAGTATTACCAGTATCCTCTAATTTTTATAATGGTTCAGTAAGATTAACTACTGGAGATAAACTTCACTTAGAAATAGATTATACAGGTGGGAATAGCAATACAGCTGAAGATTTAAGTGTTCAAATAGATTTATTCTAAAAAATATATATATTGTTTTTTAATTTATACCTTTTTCTAAATGTATATATAATGGCATTCACAAGATTTCATGATGACCCAGCAAGAATTACAAAACAACTTCAACAACAAACTGATCAAGAAAGATGGTATTTAGATGTTCCAGGAAATGGTGATAAACCGTGTTTCATGTTAGATCCTCAAATAATTCCACAAAAATGGGGTGGAAATTTATGGACTCACTGTATAGATATACAAAGTTCTCTTTTAGGAATAGATAGACAATTAAATAGAGATTGTGTGAATAAAGAGAAATACAAAAGACAAACGGTAAATGCTTCACCAATAGATTACCCTGTTTGTGATCAATTTTTAACAACAGAGCAAAGCAGAGCAATTATGCCAGCATGGACAGCAAGAGATTTAACACAAAATCACGCATATATATTACCGAATAATCCTCAGGAACATACAGAGATGCCTTTTCAAAGTTACACAAGCACAAGAATTTTAGAAAAAGATAATTTTCAAAGAGAATTTGAATGTGTTCCACAGAATGATCAAGGATATACAGTGCCAGTACAAATTCAAAAAGGCACATATTTAGCAGGAAGAACAACTTGTTCAGCATCCAATAATTGTGAAAGATTTTGATAAAAGAATTACATTTATGAAATATACAAATATTATCAAATATAAAAATTACACGTAATAAACTAACAATTAGTATTAAGGAAAACATAAATTTAGAGGTAAAATATTTTAAATGAATAATAAATATTTTTTTTACTTTTATAGCAAAAGTAAAAAAGTATATGTATATATATAATATGGAAATAGCTATCCCATTAGTAGCATTAGGAGGAATGTATGTTATTTCAAATCAAAATAAAAATAACTCTTCCAAAGAAGTAAAAAAAAGTAAAAAAGAAAATTTCAATAATATGGGAATAAGAACCAATCTATCAGAAATCCCATCATCAAATTATTTACCAAATACAAATATTCCACCCCAGAATTATCCCATAATGAATAATAAGGAATTAGTTGATAATGTTCAGGAATATCCCAATCCAAATGTAGCAACAGATAAATATTTTAATCAAAATGTATATGAACAAAAAGAGAGAGCAGGTGTTCCAATTAGTAACAATATTCAGCAGATTTATTCATTAACTGGAGATTATTTGTCATCCAAGGAATTTATGCATAATAATATGGTTCCGTTCAATGGTGGTAAACCAAGGGGTCAAATATATAATAATAATAATGCTGAGACAATTTTAGATAATTATGTTGGGAATGGTTCTCAAGCAATAAAGAAAATTGAACAAGCACCATTATTTAAACCAGAAGAAAATGTCCAATGGGCATATGGTATGCCTGATATGAGTGATTTTTATCAATCAAGACAAAATCCAGTAAATCGTAATAATATGGTTAAGCCATTTGAATCAGTGCGTGTTGGTCCTGGATTAGATAAAGGTTATTCAGCAGAAGGAAGTCATGGTTTGAATGCTGGTATGGAAGCACGTGATAAATGGTTGCCAAAAACTGTGGATGAATTACGTATAACAACAAATCCAAAACAAGAATATAGTTTGGATAATTTACAAGGTCCAGCTCAATCAGTAATAAAGAATGTTGGATTGGAAGGAAGAGTTGAAAAATACAGACCAGATACGTTTTTTATTAACACACAAGATCGTTGGTTAACAACAACAGGAGCAGAGAAAGCAGGAAGATTAATTGCTGAAGAAATTCAAAAAACATCGCATAGAAATGATACAACAACATTTCAACATGGAACACCAAATGCTATATTAAAGACTGCCAGTTATGTTCCAAAGAAATATGAAGAATCAAAAAAGAATCAACTAGAAGGATTTGATGTGGGGCATTCTAATGCTACTGGCGCAGGTCCTCATCATGATAAAGATAAACAATTAAATAGTCATACCAACTATGTTAATAATAGATCTATAAATTCCCAACCACAAACCTATGGAACAGGTTTTTCAAGAGCAATTGGAGCAGCAATTGCTCCAATGATGGATATATTAAAACCATCAAGAAAAGAAGAATATAGTTGTAATATGCGTATATTTGGTAATTTAGGTGGAGAGGTTCCTGGTAATTATGTAATGAATCAAGGTGATGTTCCAACAACAACAATAAAAGAAACAACATTATATAAACCAAACGGTTATATTGGTAATCAAAAAGATAATGCCGCATATTTAGTTTCAGATCATCAACCAATAGCAAATCAACGTGATACAACCAATTGTTCACAAGTTTTGGGTGTTTCATCAAAATATGGTAATAGACAATATGATGCTGTTTATAGACAAACTAACAGTGAAGCAAAAGAAAAAAGTATTATTGGACGCACAAATCAAGGTAACGCAAAACAATTTAACACACAAATAAATGTAACATTATCTAAATTAGATTCTGATCGTGAAAATAATAGATTATGGGCACCACAAGCTGTAATTCCAAATGGACCGTCAGTTCAAACTTATGGTAAAGCAAATATGCCACAATATTATGATAACTGTATTGGATGTGACCGAATTTCTCCAGATTTATTAAATGCTTTTAAAGAAAATCCATATACTCATAGTTTAACTAATTCTGTATAATTTATCTATAAAAGATAAACAAATTGATTTATTGACTATTATACATCGTTGGTATAAATCACTTCAACATTATTATCATCAACATTATTGTCATCAACATTATTATCATCAACATTATTATCATCAACATTATTGTCATCAACATTATTATCATCAACATTATTGTCATCAATATTATTGTTTATTATATATTTAGTGCTATATAATGAATAAGATTGTATAATAACAGAAATGGAGAAATATCCAATAAAATAAGAATAAATATAAAATGTGCTATAGGATTTACTTAAAAAGCAATAAATAATAGACGCAACTAAAAAAAAGATTCTAGTATATAGTTTGCTATATGAGAATTCATTTAAACTAGAATTATTATTTTTTACAGTAATATTGTTAGTTAAATAAAAGAATGGTTCAAACAAAGGCTCCAAGTAATTTATTAAAAAAAGTATAAATATTAGAAAATAATCAAAAATATGTAAATTATTTATTTTGTTATAATCAAGTAATAGAAATAAGAAAGTAAATGAATATATTACAGAATGTTCATATGGTTGATGAAAAGCAAATGGATTTGAAAGATAATTAAAAAAATTACCCATATAAAAAAATATAAAAAACAAGGGTTCTTGTATAGCTAAAGATGTAATACAAATATAGTGAATACCTTTTAAATACTCAATAAAAGTAATATTTTTAAATTTTTCAAGAATAAAATTATCTTGTAAATCATCATATAGTTTACAAACAATACCAGCTAATATAGCAATAAATAAATATATAAACATTTAATATAAAAAAACATAATATAATTGTATTTTATCCTGAATAGAAAAAAAAATTAAAAAATTAAAAAATTAAAAAATTAAAAAATTAAAAAATTAAAAAAATAATAAATAAGTAATATTAAAATATAAAAACATAATTTTAATATTAATAAACCGTTTTAAAATGACATTAAATATTCACGAAAATATAAAAGAAAAATTAAAATACTTTTATAATATAAAAAAAATACCAAATATAATTTTTAATGGTCCAAGTGGTTCAGGTAAAAGCACAATTGTAAATGATTTTATTTCATTAATATATGACGGAAACAAGGAAAAAATAAAAGATTTTGTAATGTATGTCAATTGTGCTCATGGAAAAGGTATAAAATTCATAAGAGAAGAATTAAAATTTTTCGCAAAAACACATATAAATTCAAATGGTGGAGACACATTTAAAAGTATAGTATTATTAAATGGTGATAAACTAACAATGGATGCGCAATCAGCATTAAGAAGATGTATAGAGTTATTTAGTCATAATACAAGATTTTTTATAATTGTAGAAGATAAATATAAATTATTAAAACCAATTTTGTCAAGATTTTGTGAAGTATATATATCTGAGCCAGAATATAAAGGAAAACAAATAAATTTATATAAATATAATTTAGAAGAATCATTTAAATTATCAAGTGTGAAAAATCAGCGTAATGAATGGTTAAAAAAAGAAATAAATAAAAAACTGGTAAAAGAAGAAAAAATGTCACATATAGATATAGAAGATTTTATAATAGAATTATATGAGAGAGCATATAATGCGTTAGATATAATAAATTTAATAGAAGATGGAACAATAGAAATAATAGATGAAAAAAAATATGAATTATTAATTGCCTTTAATAAAGTAAGAAAAGAATTTAGAAATGAAAAATTGTTAATGATGTTTGTAATAAATTTTACATTTTTAGATAAAGAAACAAAATTAGAAAACATTTCATTTATGTAATATATTGTGTAATTTATATCAATATATTACGCTTTGCCCTAATAAATAATATTATTTTTATCAATAACAACTTCCTTAGATATATTCTTAATAATTTTATTGTAGTTTTTCTGTTGTTCTTCTTTAGTGGATCCAGACATAACTTCACATATCATTTTCATATATTTATCATTTTGTTTAGAATCAGGATTCATATAATCAGGATTAGCTTTTTGCCATTCAGGAATTTGTTTAATATTTTTATTTGCCACAATTTTAATAGCATTTGTTAGTTTATCTTTACTATCATTATCTTTACTCCATTGATTATCATCTTTAATGTATAAAATATCTCTTTTAGAATCACTACAATGTATTGGTCTTTGTGAAAAGTCTATATCATTAAGATTTTTAATAAAAATTTTGCTAATACCTTCCGCATATCCAAGTTTGCCAGTTTCCTCAAGATCACTAACAGATAATTGAATTTGATTTACAAAATCAGTTAAATTAATAGCATCTTTGCAAGTTTCATTTAAAAATACATTAATATTAAATTTATTGTTATTATTAATGGTATTATTAATAGTTCCAGAATTATTATTGTTGTTAGTTTGAGCAATTTCAAATAGTTTGGTATTTTGTTCCATAAGTTGTTTATTTTGTTGTGAAAGTTGTTCAATAAGTAATTTATTTTGTTCCATAAGAAAATCGTGAATATTTTTGTCATCTTTTATAACATCCATAATCATTTTTGTTTTATTAATTACAAGACAATTTTTTTTGTGATTGAATAAGCTTTGCCTATGTTTATATATTTTTCCACAACTACATTGGAATGTTTCAGCGTTTTTTGGCGTAAAATTGTCAGTGCTTTTTGGAAAAATGTCAGTTTTTTTATGTTTACGTGTCAATAAATGTCTATCCCAATCACTCGGCTTAAAGCATTTAAAGTCACAATTATTACATTTAAATTTTGGCGGCGCTGGTTGCGTAAAAATATAAGTCATTTGTCAGTATAATATACTTATATAAAAAACGCCTAAATAGTTTTTTGAAAAATAAGTTTTTTTTTATCGTAACACTTTTTTTTCACATTTTTTAAAAATTTAGAGCATTAAGGTAAGAAACCCGTGTACAGAGGGTCTTTTTCAAGACTTTTTTGGAAAATCCGAAAATGGACATTTTTAAAATGTCCAAAATCCATTTTCCTTTTTACTTTTTGGAAAAAATTTGTTACTGAAAAATACCACCATAAAAATATAATAAAATTCCTTAGCATTTATGGTAACAGCACAAAAAAAATAATTGTGACGATAATTTTTATAAAAGATGCCATAAAATTTAGTAAAAAATAAGTTTAAATGATAAAAATTAAACATCAAATAAATACATTATGGATGATTTCAATGTTAGTTCATTACATGAATCAAAGAATGAATGGGGAGCCCGTTTATTAACAATTTTAACACCATTAATAATTGAAGGTTTTAAATCAATATTTGATGAATCCTATAAACTTTGTAAAGAAAACGAAGAAGTTGATAAATATTTAATGACATTCCAAAACTTTATTACTAGAATTCCAAAATGGAATGCTACAATAATTGAAACAGAACGTAAAAGAATAGTTGATAGAAGTAATTGTTCATATTTAGAAGAATTAGTTACATGTATTCATATAATTCAATTGAAGATTTTAACTGCTATGCGTGTAGGACAAAAACAAAAAAAGATAGATATTAACATCCCAAAATTAGATGATTTTATTCATAAAGCATATATAAATGTTGCGAGGAAAATATACAAAAATGTATATCTATTTGAATTAAATATATCACCATTACAAATTCAAAAATATAATAGAGAATTAGAAATAATTGTTCAAGAATGTATTTTAAATGCTGTAAGAGAGAGTATTCCAGTGGAAAGTATTTTAAGAGCATATATGGATCAAACAGTAGAAGAAGATGTAGTAGAAGAAATAAAAGAACAAATAATAGAAAATCCAAATCCAGAGGTTAAAACGGAAACAGAAGCCATTTTTGAAGGTAAAGATGAAAATGTTAGTTTAAAGTTTAATGATGTTGATGCTGTAATGAGTAAAAATGGTGAAGAAGAAATGGTAAATGCTCCAAAGACAATTGAACGGTTGGAAGAAATAAGTGCATTAAGAAACTTGCAAAGAAAAATGGAAGAAGAAGAGGAAGAGGAAAGGTTAAACATATCCAATGAAGAAATATCATTAGATGATTTAGATGTTCATGTAATAAATCCTCCAGAAATAAAACTGGATAATGATTTGTTATTAGAGGATATAGAAATTTTAGCATAATTTGCGGGCAATACATTCTACGTTCCATTTAGACTAATTTGCGGGGAATTACCGCAACCGACCTTTTAAGGAAAGGTTCGGAAAACGTAGTTTTAAGGAAAGGTTCGGAAAACGTAGTTTTAAGGAAAGGTTCGGAAAATGTAGTTTTCTGATATATGCGTTATTTATAAATAAGAAATGTAAAAATATATTTTAATATGGATAATATATTTTTAATAGCAGGGATAATATCCGTAATTTTTTTAATTGCGAAGTTTTTAGAAATGAGATATATAGATAAAGAACCAAAGCCATTAAAATTTTTAATAAGGGATACATTGTTAGTTTATTTAAGTGTAGTAACAGGAAAATTTATAATAGATCAGTTAAATCCAATAATAAATGAAACAGTAACTACAATAACTCCATTAGCATTTACTGATAATCCTCCTTTTTAACGTCCAGTCCATACTTTAACAAATGGATATAAAACTTTTTGTAGCCTAAGATCATTTTGATATTCCTCATATGAATAACCAAATGATTTATATTTAAAAATAATATCACCGAATAAAGAGCCACATTTAGCAAGATATGGTGCTTCTAAAAAAAATAATAAACCAATAATTCTTTCTAATCCACATCTATCAGTTCTATTATGAATAACATTAACCAAATTAGAAATATTATATTTATTTTGTAATAATTCTAAAAATGATAATTTAATATAACATTGACATCCAAAAACAAGATTAAAAGAATTAAGTTTTTGAAGGCCAAGTATATTAACATCCTCGTGAACTTGTAATTTATTAATAAGTTGTTTGCTATGATTTAAAAAGGAAGCAATACGAATTAAATTATTAATATTTTCTTTATCATAAATATGATGCCAAAAAGGCATAACAGGCATATTGAATTTTTCAAAAGGAACTCTTCTATGAACAAACAAGCTATCATGTAAAATAACTGCGCTAGGAAACCATCTATATTTCAAAAAATAAAAAAAAGGTAGTATTTCGCCTCTCCCAGGATATTCAGATTGAATAATAGTTAAATTTTTATAAGGAAATTGAGCTTTAACAAATTGTTGATTACTATTATCATCAATAATAATAATTTGTTTAAATGGATAAAAAGTCCTTATGAGTTTGATACATTGATTCCAATATCTGTTAGTTTTTTCGGAGTTAACGTGTCTAGTAATAATAAATCCAAAATCATTCATTAAAATAATATAAATTAATTAAAGAATATTATTTTATTTTTTAAATGTAAAAAATTAACAATAAGAAGGTAATTCATCAATATTAATAATTTGTTCATTTTGTAGATTATTTTTGTTAGATATAATGAATTTACTAAATTCTTTTCGTTCAAGTTGAGCAATAGGAGTATGATAATGGACATAACGAGCGATCATTTTATATAATTTAAAATCAGGATATCTTTCAGTGCCATTATTTTTATAAAGAATATTAATTCCATTATCATCAATACACCATTCAACAATAAGTTTAACAATAGGAGAACATTCATCAATATTTTTAATCATATCAAAATCATCAACAATATAATCAAAAATAGAGCATGCTAATCGACAAAGATCAAAACTGAAGTTGGGTTCAAGTCTAGGTTTTTTTTCGTTATAATAAGGTTCGGTGTTATATTGAGTTGCAGCATCACCACCATTTTGAAAACTATCACTACAAAAAAGTTTTCCGTTAAATTTATAAATAGCACGTCCAAAATCAATAATTTTGTATAATTTGCCAAATGTGGGAACTTTGTAAGTTTTTTTTTTAAAAGTGTAATATAAGAATTTTTTATTAGTAGGAACATACATAATATTGTTAGTATGTAAATCATTGTGCGTAAAAGAGAAAACTTTTTGATAAGTAATAAGAATCATAATAATTTGCATTAAAGCTGAAAACCATTCATCATCAGAGATATTGCCATTAATAATTAAGTTATCAAAAGTATTTTCACAATGTTCCATACATATAACTTGAACAGGGAATTGTGGAAATGTAAGAAAAAGTGATTCTTCTAGAATGTCATCATCATCATCATCAATATCTTCATATATATCATCATCATCAGCCTCACATTCATCTTGTTGATCTTCATTAATATCAGATTTGTATTCATTTTCAGAGTTATCATTTTTTTTATCAATTAAATCATTTTCATTAGTATAAGATGTTCTAGATGAACAAGTAGATCCAGATTTAAGAGTTTCATATTTTTTTTCTTTTAAAGAAGAAATATTAAAATCATTAGAATTAGTAATATCAATTAATTCAACTCCCATAGTTTTGATATCATTTAAAGAGACATGAGAATTGTTAGTTTGAAAAATATTTTCAAATATATTATCATCAATAGATTTTAAAGATAAAGCAGATGAGTTAGACTTAATAGTAGAAGAAATGTTAAGAGGTTGTAATTTATTGTTTTCCTGATTAGTAATAAGATGAGAATAATCATCAATTTTGAATAAAATATTTTTTTGTTTATTAAAAAAATCAGATTGTATAAGATAATCTAAATCATCAATAACATTAAGTTTATAATCATTTTTAATAGCTAAAAAAGAGCCATAATATTCAACACCGTGTATAAAATGATGTTCATGTAATAATTGATTAGTTAAAAAAGAGAAGAACCCGTCAATATAGGAAGAATTATTAGGATCAGAAATTTTGCTATGAACATTAATATTTTTATCAAAGGAAGGTAAATTAAACAAATTAGAATCAAGATAATTATATTTACCAACAAGATATTTAAAAGGATCTAAAAGGGGAGCCATTTTAATAAAAATTTTTTGAGAATGGATAATGTCATTATCATCATAAATATTTTTTAATTTGGATAAAAATATATGTTGATTATCTAAATCCTTATATTTAATGTCTTTAATATCAGAGATAGTCCATTTATGATTTAAATTAATAGAGTTAAAGTTAGATTCATTTAATGAAAAGAATCTATCATAAATAGGAATATAATTTTGAACCAGAGATAAATTAATATTTTTGTTAGTAAGAAATTTATTAAAAAGAGAGTTATTCTTTCGTTTTTGGTAGTTTACAGAAATAGTCATTAGCTAAATAAAATATAAATTAAATAAATATTTAACTAATTATTTAAAAAAATAATAAATATGCCTAAATAAAAATAAAAAATGTATAAAATGCGTAAATAAAATGTTTTTATTTAGTATAATAATTATAATGAATTTAGAATTAAAGAGGTTTGATATGAAAAGTATAAGTTTTAAGACAAATGAATCAAAAGGGCCCGTAGTTGTATTAATAGGTCGTCGTGATACTGGTAAATCATTTTTAGTGAGAGATTTATTATATTATCATCAGGATATTCCAATTGGAACGGTTATATCTGGAACTGAAGAGGGTAACGGTTTTTATGGTAAATTAGTGCCAAAGCTGTTTATTCATAATGAATACAATACGGCTATAATTGAAAATATTTTAAAGCGACAGCGAGGTGTTTTGAAGCAAATAAAAAAGGAAATGGAGCAATTTAATAGGTCAACAATAGATCCGAGGACGTTTGTAATTTTAGATGATTGTTTATATGATAATACCTGGGCACGTGATAAGATGATGCGTCTCCTCTTCATGAATGGTCGACACTGGAAGGTAATGTTACTTATCACAATGCAATATCCTTTAGGCATCCCTCCGACGCTCAGAACTAACATTGATTACGTCTTCATTTTGAGAGAACCTTATATCGCAAATAGAAAGCGTATTTATGAGAATTATGCTGGTATGTTTCCAACATTCGAGTCCTTTTGTCAGGTGATGGATCAATGCACAGAAAATTACGAGTGTCTAGTAATAAATAATAACGCAAAGTCAAATAAACTACAAGACCAGGTTTTTTTGTATAAGGCAGATGCTCATAATGACTTCAGATTAGGCTCAAAAGAATTCTGGGAGCTATCAAAACAGATAAATGATGACGATGAAGATGAACAATATGACCCAAATAATGTCAAGAAACGCGGTCATGGACCAAAAATAGCGGTAAAAAAGAGCAAATGGTAATAAACCGTTCAGGAATATAACAGATCGGTTTATTACCATTTAACATTTACTGTGCTTCGCCGAAACGCCGATTAAAATTTTATAAAACAACTTAAACATACTTTCATTTTATATTATAAGTAATAATGAATGAGGTTACTTCCTTTCTTATTAAGATTGTTTAACCGTAGTATGTTATATTCAAAATCAAACAAAGCATATTACAAGATGGTAACTCATTTTGTTCTCCACCTGTTTATAGCAGGGTTCAAAGTTGGACCATTGTAAGGTGAAATTCCTTACTATTGACTTTACAATTTTTACAAATAAAGTAGAATGACGAATAATAGAAATCCAAAAGCAGTTATTTAGGAGGATTGCTGAAAATCGACATTTCGGTGAAGCACAGTAAATGTTATAACGAAGTAAAAAAAGGTGTAAAATAATCTATAATAATGATTATTATTATATAACGAAAATTACTTAGA